AGTGGAAAAAAAATACACGCATTCCAACCAGTGATGAAAGCTTCTCAAAATTTTTGGACTGGAATGCAACCCGTACCTGTAATATTTACACAGTCCTGGAAAACAGAGACCAAATATTCATGGGTAGATCAGTTATTTACCGAAACGTGGGAAAAATTTGTTGGTAAAGCGAGAACTTTTGAAATTGGTAATGAATTTTTCATAGTACAAGAGAAAGTGTGTCAAACAATAAGAATGTTGCTTGAAAGGTGGGGAGGAATTTGTATTGGCATGAAATGGCCGCAAGGAGGAGCACATGAGTTTGCCAAACAATTTGACATTAGACCCGGCTTAGAATCCTTTAACAAACTGGGTGATGGGGATTTCTCAGCTCTGGATCAAACTATCCATTATGTTTTTCTTCAATTATTTTATACCATGGGAGGTGTGTACTTCGATCCAAAAGGTAAGCATTATAAAGTGATGGTTAGAATATTGGAGTATGTAGCCAGACAAATTTCTGCTCGCGTGGTTCATTTATGTGCTAGGATGTGGGCAGTAGTAATAGGAAAAATGCCGACGGGTGCATGGATGACTGCACATGGTAATTCATGGATAGTTTGTTTGTACTATTATCTTTTTTGCGTGATGCAATCTTATAAGATGAGACCTGATTTAAGAGAGAAATTTCAACTTTATATGCTAGAGGCATATGTACAAGCTAAAGTGTATGGGGATGACCACATCTTAAAAAACAAGAGAGACTATGAAATTGATGCTTATATTGGGGAGATTCAATTTGCTACATGGGTATCACGATATGTGGGAGCCACAATTAGAGATGTAAGAACTGATGTTCCTTTTGTTACTGAGAAGGGGTGCATGGGGCAGATAAAAAAAGAAAATATTGTCATGCTGAAACAATTTTTTGTACGAAATAGGAACACGGAAAAGGGACAAGCTGACTATTTACCCCATAGAGCAGCACGAGATTTTGCAATCCGAGCGGTGTGGGGATCGACAGTAAGAAAAAGGGATATTTACGATATATTACTATCAACGGTCGGACATGCCTATGGTACATATGCATCAAATTACCATGCTTGGTTGTGGTTAAGACAACTACATGTGGCGGCATCGCGCCTCATACCAGCACATGAGAAAGAGAAAACATTGGGAACATTGACTTCTAGGATAGAGATGCCTGATCATGTTAAGAGAATGAGACAATCATCCATTACATTGGAGCAAATGGTGGGAGCTTTCCCTGCTTATGAGTTACTGGAAATGAAGAACAAGTATGATCCAGTATATCATATTACGTGTAAGACCGATACACTATATGACTAAGTGGGTGAATATTAATTATACTGTTTAAAGACAGCGATTAACACTATCGTAAAGTGAAAAAAATGAAATAAAAAGAAGTGGTTGTGA